AATTGTACTTCTGCAGATGTAGATGTTACACTCACAGAATACACAAAGGAGTGATGCTAATGAGCTATACAATAAGAGCTGATGAAAAGATGTCGTATTCTTTATGCGAAAACGACACCGTGAAATCAGTCCTGCAAAATTGTCATCTCTTTCTTACCACAAGAAAAGGCTCCATTCCTATGTATCGTGAATTTGGTCTTGATATGGATTTCATTGACAGACCTATCCCGGTAGCGCAGACAATGATGATTCCGAGAGTGCGTGAGGGCTTGGCAGAGTTTGAGCCGAGAGCTGAATTTGTCAGCCTCACATTCGAGCAGAATTTAGAAGCGCCCGGTGGAATGATACCAATTCTGGAGGTGGAAATAAATGAGTAGAAGAACTGAATATCAGTTTGTCGAAACAGATAGCGCTAAAATCTTGGCGCAACTGATTTCCAAGTATGAGGAAATCACAAACCACACATTAAAGCCGGGCGAGCCTGACAGACTTTTCATAGCGTGGGTAGCGGACATTATCGTAAACGAGCGTGTCAACCAAAACTACACGGGAAATCAAAATATACCAAGCAGAGCCGAGGGTGCTTACCTTGACTCACTTGGCAAATGGATTTTTAATCTTGAAAGAAGCGGGGCGCAGGCGGCAAAATGTACGGTACGCTTCAACATTTCGGCAGCACAGGAAAGCTCTATAACAATTCCTATCGGAACAAGAGTGTCCGGGGCGAGCCAAAATCTTGTATGGGAAACAACGGAAGATGCTTTGATTCCCATTGGAGAAACTTATGTTGATGTTATGGTGCAATGCCAAACGGCAGGTATAATCGGAAACGGTTACACCGAAGGGCAGATAAACGCTCTCATTGATGTAGATAATATCCTCTATTTTGAATCCTGTTCTAACATTACGGTTAGTGATGGTGGCGCAGAGGAACAAACAGACGAGGAATACTTTGAGTCAATGAGAATGGTTGCTGATTCCTACAGTACGGCAGGCGCCGAAGGCTCTTATATTTATTGGGCGAAATCCGTATCCTCCGAGATTGCGGATGTCAAGCCTGTGTGTCCTGACATAATGCGCACTGAAACACCGACTATCTATTATGATGGAGAGGGCAATCAATTCGCGTTTATCGGAGGCGACCAAATCGACACAGAAACAATCAAGGTTTACACAGAGGATTTTGAGACGCTTTTAGAGGAGGAAACCGATTATACTGTTTCCTACATTAACGGATTGATAACTCTTGCCATAGAGGCTGATTCGGCTGTTGCAACTGCAAATAAAATAGGCGTGAATGTTCTTCAACGAAAAGCGGGCTATGTTTACTTATATGCCCTTATGGATGACGGAACTATTGCGAGTGAAACAATCAAAGAAGCAATTTATGATGCGTGTAGCGCTGAAAGTGTTAGACCTTTGACGGATTGTGTGAAAGTAGAAGACCCCGAAACTGTCGGCTACAATATTGATTTCACATATTACATCTCGGAAGAAACGCAACTTACGCTGACGGACATAGAAACCGCAGTAACAAGTGCGGTCAATGAGTATGTCGCTTGGCAGTGTGCAAAGCTTGGCAGGGATATTAACCCCGACAGGCTCCGCCTTAATCTGATGCAGGCCGGTATAAAGAGAATGCAGATTCGCGAGCCGGTTTTCACATCATTGCGAAGCGGTGCAAATAATGATGTTCCGCAAATTGCGACACTCGGAACAATATCAGTAACGAACGGAGGCTATGAGGATGAGTAAACTTGTTACAGCTGACAATCTGCTTACAACCTTTCCTGCCTCTCTTGCGGAGGACGAAAAGCAGTTGGCTCTTGCATCAGTAACGGCGCAGGAGCTTGTCGAACTGTATGAGGATAACGACATCCTTGCCTTGTATGCTCGAATTGATGACCTTGAGGAGCCTCTGCTTGATATCCTGGCATACGATTTCAAAGTCGATTGGTGGGATGAAAACTTTTCACTTACTGAAAAACGAGAGACATTTAAGCAGTGTTGGAACGTCAAAAGAACTTTGGGAACACCGTTATCAAGCTATCTTGCATTTTCGGCCATATTCCAAAATGCAAAGATTCAGGAGTGGTGGCAGTACGGAGGCAATCCCCATTATTTCAAAATTTACATTGAATTAGGAGAAGTGCTGACGGACTATGACAAGCTCCAAAGAGTTGTTAATGGTATTCGCTATTACAAAAACAAAAGGTCCCTTTTGGAAACGATAGAGATAGACATTGAAAAATCAACAAATGTGTATGTCGGCTTTGCTATGCAGGGCGGAACAAAAACAGAGATGGTTGTCGGCGGAATTGACCCGAGCGAATACAACTTCCTCGTTGATGAAAATGATGCTCTGTTGTTGGACGAAAACGGACGATTACTTTTAGATTAGGAGGGATATAAATGATATCAGTTGCACCTACAATAACAGATGCAGGGAAAAATCTGTTACTGAGAGCAATCGCGGGAGAAACAATTACCTTTACCCGATTCAAAATCGGTAACGGCGAATTGTCAGAAACCGAAATTGCCGGTATGTTGGATTTGATTAACCCTCTTGTAGAATTCGCCATCAACGAAATAGACACATCCCAAACAGGATTTGTTAAGCTGACGGGAACATTTGACAGTACATACATAACAAGTGATTTCCGTTGGAGAGAACTCGGCATCTTCTGTAAAGGCGAGGATGATGTCGAAGTGCTTTATGCGTATTCCAATGACGGAGCTAATGCAGGTATGCTGAAAGCAAATGCTGCAGATGTCGTTGCAGAGCAAACGGTAGCTTTGGTAATTGCCGTTGGAGATGCAACAAGCGTAACGGCAATCTTGTCGGAATCTGTATTGTATGCACCAAAGACGGAGTTTGATGCGCACGTCGCAGATAAGGAAAATCCTCACGAGGTAACAAAGGCACAGGTTGGTCTTGGCCTTGTACCGAATGTTGCAACAAACGACCAAACCCCCACATACAATTTAGAGGTTACGGAAAGAGAGTTGACAAGCGGTGAAAAATTGAGTGTGGCTTTCGGTAAGATAGCAAAGGCGGTAAAAAGTCTTATTTCTCATTTGAGAGATACAGACAATCCACATAATTTATCTCCCGGCTCTATCGGAGCAGCCGAAGACGAACACGAACACTCGGCAGCGGATATTACATCAGGTGCATTAAGCCCTCAGCGTGGTGGTACAGGAATATCCTCCCCAACAAGCGGAGGTCTGATTAAAGCGAATGGTGCCAATGCGTGTAGCGTTGTAAGAGGTACGGGCGCACTCTACTCTCCATCTGCCGGCAATCCACAATTTGGTACACTCCCGGTATCTATGGGCGGTACAGGAGTTACAAATCTTGATGCCTTGCGAAATTTGGTTGGAGGAATTGCAATCGGTGAGTACACAGGTAACAACTCCTCTTACCGCTTTATCAATCTTGGGTACAGACCAAAGTTTGTAAAGGTTATTTGCGATAACTATTGGAATGAATATAGTTATCCTCAGTACAACGGATTGGCACTTGACGGTATGAATGCGGTTGTCAGCACGACATACCTTTACACGGATGTAACATCAAGTCCGAGCAGTTATTATCACTACATAAAGGTGGCGATAGTCGACAACGGATTCTATGTGTGGTATTGTTCGTCAAGCTCGCATCCAAAAACGAACTGTAACGGCTACAAATACCACTACATTGTAGGAAGATAAGGAGGTGAGATACTATGCCAACAATTAGACTTGCGGAAAAACCTATCATTACAGAGGTTGATGATAGTCTTGGTATTATCATCACGCAAACAGAAGATTTTGAGGGCGACACAAAAGATGTTCTGTATAAAACAACAATCGGCGCTATTGCAGAAGCATTAAAGGCGGTTGGTATTGACAGAAGCCATTTTGACGAACTCAAGTACAATACTGGCACAGGATATTTGCATATTCTTTGTGAGGGTGCGGATGTTGTTGAGCCCTGCTACATAGGCAGATTTGCGGAGGTTGACGAAAACGGAGTTATCCCGGAGGCGAATCTTCCGTATTTCAACAAGAGCAAAACGCTCTTTGCAAATGGCGAAGCTCTTTACGGTACGCGCTTTGTGGATGTGTCGGCGAACGGAGAAATTATTGTCCGTGATGACGGAAGCGGAGATTATCTGCTTACCGTGTTAGAGGACGGGACAACGCTCGCGGTCAAGGTAAAAACTCATATTGAGGATAGTCTTGACAGTACAGATGCAGAAAAAGCTCTGTCGGCAAAACAGGGTAATATTCTTTTCGGATGGATTGGCAAGGTTGCTGACCTGCTGACAACCGCAAAGACAAATCTTGTTTCAGCAATAAACGAGTTGTATCAGAGCATTGCATCTCACACCGGGAACAGAAACAATCCCCACGGAGTAACAAAGACTCAACTTGGGCTTAGCAATGTTGAAAACACAGCTGATGCAAACAAGAATGTTTTGTCTGCAACAAAGCTGAAAACTGCCCGAAGAATAAACGGCGTTTCGTTTGACGGATCCGCCGATATCACAATCGAGGACGACACCAAAATCCCGACAACTGAAAAAGGTGTTGCCGGTGGTGTTGCAACTCTAAACGATAGCGGACAGATACCGTCAGCACAGTTGCCCTCATATGTGGATGATACGATTGAGGGAACACTTGCAACATTCCCAAGGCCTGGGGAAAGCGGAAAGATTTATGTTGACACCGACACCGACCTTACTTATCGTTGGAGTGGTAGTCAGTATGTGGAAATTTCAAAGAGCCTCGCGCTCGGGGAAACATCCTCAACGGCTTATCCCGGCAACAAAGGTAAAGAAAGCGCGGAAAAAATTGCCGAACTGCAAGAAACCTCTGCGGAGCATACGGAGCAGATTTCGGAAAACTCTGAAAAGGTAAAGAGCCTTGAAGAAAACAAGGCCGACCTTTCGGACGGTGTTGTTCCTGATGCGCAGTTACCTTATTACAATCGCACTCCGAACATCTATGTAAACGGTCAGCTCATTTACCCCGTATCATTCTTTGATGTAGACGATAAAGGAGCGTACTATTTACGCGAAGATGGCACCGGAGATTATTTGTTGTTCGTCCCCATGGACGGTGTACCCCGATTGAAATATATCGGAAAAACCGTTACGGATGATGTAACAGGTGTAAGATACAATCTCACCGTTTCTAATGGCGAGGTTGACTTAAAACAAATTTTATAATTTAGGAGGTACAGACAATGAACAAGTATGCAAAACTTGACGAGCACGGCAGAGTACAATTCGCGACTTTTGATTCGGAAACGGATGCAAGAAACGCGGGCTATCTGCCCTATGAGGAAACGGAGAAACCTACAACTCCGGAGAACATCATTCCTCATAACTACACACGCT